GCCGTTGCCAAGTAGGAACTGCACCTGCTGCGTGGTGAAGCGGTTGAAGAATCCGCTCGTGATCTTGTAGTTCGCACTCACGTTGTCCGGGATTGCTCTACCTGTTGCGTCATAAAGTAATTTTTGGAATTGTACAATCGTCCTGTTCTGCTTGCGGTCGTACTCGTCTGCTATCTGTGCCGTCTTGTAAAGGTCAGAGCTTTTGTGCTCGCTGATTGCTTCATAGACGAACTGCATTCTGTTTGCTTCGTTTTCGCCTACTTCGAGTAGGTCATTAAAGGTCCGCATGTCTTCTCTCCTTTGCGATATGTTTCGTCTGCACGAAGTATCTCGTGCAGTCCTGACAATTATGGACAATCAGCCCATCGCTTACCGCAAAGTTATGATTGTCCTCAACTTCCATGTTGTAAACCGGCTCCGGCGTTATTTTTCTCACGCCTTTTATCCCAACGAATTTTGTTGGCGCACGATCTACTGCACGTTCTTGTTTTTGCATATTTGTTCACCTCAAATTCCTTACCACAATACTCGCAGATTCTCTTTTCGTTGTCAACGCCGCTTTCTCGTCTGTACTTTGATTTGCAGTTGTTGGAACAAAATCTATTCATGCCGGTTTCTTCTGCCTCAAACTCTTTTCCGCAACACTCGCAGACAAAAGTCTTTTTTCTGTGCATCAGTTCTTTTACGTTTTCATAGTGTTGCAAATGCCATTCGTGTCCTGCTTCTGACTTGTGCCATTCTGTCGCTTTCGGTACGGCTTTATCTCTCAACATCTGTGCTTGCTTTGCGCGTCGCTCTTCCGTCCAGTTTTTACCGTGCAATGACTGATGTTCTCTTGCTTCCATCAGCGTAAGGTTTCCGATCTCGTTATTGCTCTTGTCAAAATCCTTGTGGTGGACGTGAAACCCTTTCGGCACTTCTCCGTTATAGTATTCCCATACATAAACGTGAAGCCTTTTGTGTGTCTTTGCGTTAAGGTAATATCCTGTTTTCTTATCTCTTCTGAAAGATAAACCGTCAAAACAGGCAAGGTCTTTGTCGTCGAAATATTGAATCATAATGTAAACCCTCCTGTCTACATTATATCTCGTTTAGTCCATAATATCAACGACTTTATCCGTTAGCATAAGGTCTTTCGCTAACACATATCCTCTGCTCGTCAGTATCGGGTGTTCTGCCGTGCACCGTATTGTTCTGCCGTCCTCGGTTTCTATCTCATACAGTTCAGCCATTTCTTGCGTCATTCTGCAGTCGCTATATTGCTTCAGTTCCGCTTTACCAGTTTCTGTATTGTAGCTCCACACTCTGCCTGTCGTGCCGACCAATTCTCTTATTGGCACGTTGCCTTGTTCTGTCATTACCATCATGTCGCCGGACAGACAATGGTCTGCTTCTTTGACCGGTCGTTCTTCCGGCCCGTCTGCCCATACGTAACCGGCTGCTTCTTTCTGCCAATTCTTAAGGCTTCTATGTACCTTGATTCTACCACGATTCATAGATGTTGCAACATTTCTTATTCCATTCAACACATCATTGTCTGCATCATGCACCTTGTACCTACCCCTCTTCTGCAACATTGCCTTGAATGAAGCGGCACTTGGATCTATGATAACTTCCAACTTCCTTCGTGGGTCTATGATCCTGTGACCATACTCATCTTCATCAAACAACCACTGTGTCCACTGATCTATATCATCTGCATACTCGTCATCTGCTTTCTGAATCCCTGTTGATCTTCCTGAATAATAATACTCATCTATCCCATACCACACATCCTGATGCCTTGCCCATAATATTCCAGCAAACGCATTCTGTGTACCATAATCCAATGATACAACATACTCGCTGAACTCCTGTGGTAATTCATCAACAATAGCATTTTCATACATCGGATATATAATGCCCTCTGCCTTTGTCCACTCCCCATCAATGTATCTCGGATAATATACTGTCCCTCTGTACTCATTCTGTAATGATTCGATGAAGTGTTCGGGCAAGAACGGATTATCATATATCGTGTACTTCTGTATGTATGTGTCTACATCATCCTTATCGATAAACTCTTTCAGCCAATGTGTTGGTGATTCAGGATTGCAAGCCGCATCCATACATGAATAATCCTTGTCTAATCTTGACAATGCCATCATGAACACATCCTTGTTCCACTTTGCTATCTCATCACCATACAGGTACTTGATGCTCATTCCCTGTACTTTTCCCAACTGGCTAATCTTCTCTGCACCTAAACAATACACATCTTCACCACATACCCTTGCAACATTCCTGCTGTTGATTGTACCCACTAATGCATCTGTGTATCTTTCTCTCATAGGCTGTAATACATTTCTTTCAATGGTTTCCTTGGACACACCAAGTATTACATTCAACCCATCTCTGCCTGATACTGTTCTGATCCGGCGTGGAATCATGTATGTTACATCTACAAAAGACTTTCCAGAACGAACAGCACCTACCTTGAAATTAAGGCGGTGCTGTGCTTCTCTGATATATTCATTCTGTTTCGGCGATAGTTTTAAGTCCATCTAATATTTCATCCAACTTATCAACTGCATTTGTATCAACGGTTTCTCTCTTGTCTTTCCAGTATTCAGGCTTGCGATTCTTCAGCCAAAAGATCTGTGCAACCACTACTGGGTCAACATAACGCTCAACCTCAACCACTTCCATGTGTTCTTCAGTTATTTCCATTCCGTCTTTCTTTTTTGTGGTCTTTACCTTAAATGCTTTCTTTTCTGTGACTTTGAATCCCATAGCGGACTTCACCATAGAATCTTCTATCTGTGTATCTACTGGTACTCTCCCTTCTTTTAAGGCGGAAGAAATAGAAGGATATTTTTTCTTCCAGTCACAAAATGATCTTGCAGTTATGCCGATTTTCTTTTCAGCAATATCTTTGTCGGTCAGACCGTCCCTCGCCCAACCTTTAATTCTTGTTAGATTATCTTCAGTTATCCATTCAAGTGCTTCTGAATGTCTTCCTGCCATTTTTTTACTCCTCTTTTTTGTTTCTCGTTAATAGATAGAATATTGGGGTGTCAAGTAACGCTAAACAGAACTTTACGCAATACTGCCCCATCATTATCCCAATGAGTTCTGTTCCTCGCATTCCCAGCCCAAGTCCAAAGCCTATTCCTATGAATATTGCTGTGTCTATGATCTGACTTGTCATTGTGCTTGCATTATTCCAAATCCACCTTTGCTTATTGTGTTTTTCCTCCCCGATCTTGTCTCTTGCCCACGCCTTGATCTTGTGAAACACAAATACATCCCATGTCTGTGAAAATATATACGCAATCAGACTCCCTGCTGTAAACCAACCGAGACTATTGAGTGCGGTATATGTGTCGCTTCCAACAAACCATGGCTTAAATATTACCGGTGTTATGAATATCAATGCGGTGCAAAGTATTTGTGCGGCAAATCCTGTTGCTACCGCAAAGTTGGCTTCTTTCTTACCCCATATCTGACCGATGACATCCGTTGCGAGAAATGTCAATGCGTAAGCAAGAACCGCCGCAGGTGCGAGCAATTGGATCTTCCCAATATATAAATTGGTCAGAATCATCCCATTGCTACTTATGATGTTTGAAGTAAGCAATGAAGTTACAAATAGTGATGTTAAGATAGTTAGATTCCTTTGGTTTTTTCTCATTTGAGGTTTCCTCTCTTTCTTTTTTATAAATGAGTTTCAGCATATTTCTGGAACTTTATCCATTCTGTGTAATTTATCAATGCAACTTTTCTGCTGTCTGCAAGCCTTTTTCCTTTTGGGGCTTGTATTTTTTTCATTGTTGTGCCGTCGAATTTATAAACAAATCCGAATCGGTTTCCCGTTGTCCATGCTGTACTATCAACACTATCAAAGTGGTATTTCGGGAGCAGTTTCAGGTTGGTAAATCCCAGACCGTGTATTTTCGCCCCATGTTTGTGAGCGGTCTTTATCATTTGCGGAAATATCTTGTAGTGCTGAGGCCTTATTTCTTTTGACACTATCCCACCAATAGCAACATACGGATATTCCTCGCATAGACGCTCAAATTCGTTGTATCCACGGTTTTTGTGCCAAACAGGTATAACTTGTTTGCCAGTTAGTTTTTCGAGCTTAAATCGAAGATTTTTAACTTCTTCATATCCTACCACGCTGTCTATATCAAGCTCGAAGAATTTGCTGATATTATTTCGATTGATAAAATTAGCATACCGCTCAACATACTCGTTCCAATCAGCTTTAATGTGGCTGTTTTGCATGAATGTAAATGCTCCACTATCAAGCAGAAAATCTCCGAATAACGGCAACAATCGTTCGGTATCTTCATCAGCATAATAAAACGATTCCAAGATGTAAGGTCGATGCTCCTTTATTATCGGGTCGTAGCCCCCCCCATCTCTCCAAGGGGCGACCCCTGCTAAAAACACTTTCATTTTCTTTTATCGGCGAAGTCTCGTGTAACCAATGCCGAGACTCCCCCCCTGCCAAAAATTTTCATCTTTCAATGCCTGTGTAAAACTTTCGGGGGTCGGCTCTTTTGTCTTTTGCCACGCAGGTTTCAGGTTACCTGACACCCCCCCTGCTAAAAATATTATCACTTAACGCCCCCCCCACAATGGAATGTAGTCCGTTTTGTCCTGCAAGAAATATCTTCATGGCGTAAACCACTCTCCGCAATGCGGACATTGTATTTGCTTTTCTTCTGTTTCTTTTTCAGGAGCATCTGCAAATAAACCATCTATGTCCGTATGCTCGTATTCCTCAAACCCAAACTCTGACATATCAATGTCAAGGTTTTCAAGTTCTTCTTCCAGTAACGCAAAGTCAAAACCTGTATTCATCGTAAGCTGATTGTGTGTCAGCATATAAGCTCTTCGTTCCTCGTCAGTCAGATCGTCAAGGCGTATAATCGGCACTTCTTGGATTTCATCCATCTGCATTACAGCCAACAACCTTCCGTGACCTTCTATAATCTCATTATCATGCCACACGGCAACAGGGTCATTAAAACCAAACTCTTCAATGCTCCTTTTGATCTGCTCGATCTGTTCCGCCGTATGTATCTTTGCATTGTTTGCATACTGCTTCAACTCTGACTTGTCTACATACTCAATCTTTAATTGCTCCATTACATTCTCCTTTCCGCATGTTTTATTATACCATGTTTATATTTTGTTTAATAGGCATAATAAAAAACCGCCCGAAGGCGGCTCTTTATGTCTGTTTATGCCTCTATCACCATCTGCTCATCTTCTTCCCCATCATGTTATATGTCCCTCTGCAGTCATTGACAGATGTTTACCGCCATGACCTACGATTACATGGTCTACCACTTTCACGTTCAACAACTTTCCTGCATCTACCAACCTCTTTGTAGTGTCAATATCTTGCTGTGACGGTGTCGGGTCTCCAGACGGATGATTGTGTGCGATTATTATCGCTACCGCATTCGCTATCAACGCTCCTTTGAATACTTCCTTCGGGTCTGCTATCGCTTCTGACGTGCCGCCCTTGCTTATTTCCATGAATCCTATAATGTCGCCTTTGGCATTCAGCATCACCGAGTAAAATCTTTCATTCGGAAACGTATGTAATTTCATCACGTCTTTCATAAACCGACAAACATCACCTGACTGTTTAACCCTGTAATCGTATTCACTCTCATGCACCGAAGATTCCACTAACTGTAAATCATACTTCATATACTTCATTTCTCTTCTCCGTACAATCCTACAACTTTTGCCATTTCTTCATCGGTGAGGGTTATTCCTCTTCCCATCTGTTCGTGGTCTGGGCTCCAGTCCCTTATATCCCACTTTGGCTTGTTTCCATTCCATGCAACTTTGTTTAATTCCTTATTCCACCCGGTTGGATGCTCTGTGATAACTCCATACCTTTCTACGATCTCAAATGTTACTTCCATCATTTCCATGCTCCTTTCTTAAAAACAAATTATTTTGACTTATTTATCTTTTGCTTCTTCATCTATGATTTCTTGCCTGATCTTGTTGATGTCTTCTGTCAGGATTATTGCTCCTGCACACAGTGCCATCAGTACTCCAAATGTTATTCCGTTCATTTATATTCTCCTTTCTTATTCTTGCCAACAACTATGGTCATCTCACCCTCTCCATCAACTGTCACATACTCTACAATCATGTCATTGTAGTAATCTGGGATCTGATGTTCTCTGTCATATCTTTCGCAATCGTCATCATCGTCAATCCACACTGGTGTCATGCAATCCATCACTTTTCTCAATTCTTTCAGTTTCATTTTTTTCTCCTTTCTTAATCATCATCTCTGTGACTATAATATATCATGTTTTTTATATAATATCAATACTTTTTTATATTTTATCAAATAAAAATAACAACCCTCAAAGGGCTGTTATCACGATCTCTGTTCTTGGATTGTCTTTGTCATAATCTACTCTGCTTCCATCCACTGATTGTATAATCTTGCAATTATCATCTTCCAACACTTCATACTTCACCAATATGTCATGTGTTGCTTCCATCAGATTTGTCAGGTCTACTCTCCTGCGTGTTGGCATGTAATACACACATTGAACATTCACCGGATAATTGATCTTCAGACCTTTCCCCCTGATGAAATATCCACAATCTTTCTCATACTGCACATATGCCTTGCTTGGCAATATGAACGGCACATACTTTCCATTGATCTTCCTTGTGGCAATCCTCTGGCTGTTCTTCTTTGTAATCGGCTTCAATGGAATTGTTATTGATAACTTCTTTACCATGTCTTTGCTCTCTCTTTCATGGCTTTGATTGCTTCTTGTTCCCCATCTTTGAATCCCCTGTCATATGCCGCCTGAATCTGCTTCAGCACTTCTGCCTTTAACAACTTTTTCTGATCTGATCTTCCTGCATCATATCCCTTCTTGTATTCCTGATTCCCATACTTATGTATTGCACCACTCACTTCTCTTAGTATCATTTCTTTCTTCCTCTCTGATTCTTAATAGTGTTCGTTCTATCTTATATTCCATCACTACATTGGCCATCTCTTTATCGAAATCATATATCAATGACAATTGATTCAACATAACCATTACATCTGCACATTCCTCAAGGATGTGCTCTACATTATGCCTTTCTTCCAATGCCTCTTTCAGCTCATCTAATTCCTCAATTGTCTTGCGGATCTGATTCTCTCCCCCATAATAATCTAATATTTTCTTGATCCTCTTCATTCCGTATCACCACCTCATGTATAAATGCTCTATTGGTATTTCTTCTGCCTGCTCCTGTATGCAACTCCACCAACTTCGCAGGGCTTCTATTGCTGAATCAATGTTCCCCCACCCATTCTGTGGATTGTATTTCTCGTACAATTCTCGGCTATGCGTTAATCGATCAATGCCTGTCACTAACTTTTCTGCATACTCTGAACAGGGGTAATATTCACCTTGCTTGTATTCCCAATCCATACACGCTCTAAACATTTTAGACAGGTTGTATGTCGGGTCGTCATAGTCTGGTGTTGCTATGTCTGCATATCCGTCATATCCTTCGATTTTGACCGCAACCCTTAAATCGTAACTCATTCCGTATCACCGCCCTTGTATGGATCTGGTAGTGGCATCCATGCGATAACCTTTTGGTCAACTGGGGCTGATATGTCATCGTAATAGAATCGTCGGTTTTCCCACCAACCTTCTGGGACGATATAACAATCTTCTTTTTCATCCCACTCCGCACAACTGTCTTCAAGTTCCCATGCCCATTTGGAATCAATTTCAAGCATGGTACCGTCCTCATATATTGCTGGAGTTATTATTGAATCAACGTAGGCGTTTTTGCCGATAAATTTCGTCTCCGTGCATATCAGCACTTCCTGTTCACATTTTGGCAACCTCTCACTCACAGGAATCCAATCATCTTGTAATGCGTCTATTGCCATGTCTATGGCTTCGTTCTTTTGGTGCTGACTTATTATTGCTTTTGGAATGTCAATTTTAACTTTCATTGAATCCAACACTTTTATCGCTTCTTGCTTATTCATTCTCTGTGCCACCTTTCATCTTCGCTCCGCACTGCTCACAAAATGGTGTTCTCGTTGATTCGGCATGACCACATATGGAACATATGTATGGTGGGTCTATGTCTTGCCCTTCTGGTGCGTTCTCTATCCACTCTCCTGTCCTCTCTGTCGGTGTGACTGGTGGGAGTGATAGCAAGTGCCTTTTTATATCTTTTACGCTGAACTCCACAGGGAAGTTATCACAATCGACTTCGGGTATTCTTGTTCCGTCCGACGTTATGCAAAACGGTTTGAGTGCATCCCGTCTGCTGATACAGTCTAACTTGCTTTTTGGTTGACACATGCTCGCACCATACGCAAGTACCTGTCCCCTTAATTCACCGGCTCTCTCCCTGTCAGATATATTCCGTTCACTATTTTGTGCAAAATCCTGAAGTGCGGCGGCTATAATTAGAGTGTCGACTTGTCGTACTTTGACTGTCGGTGTGGCTGGTGGCACTTTATTCATTATCTTTTGTGCAAGTTTTTCAGCCTGTTCTACCTGTTCGCCTGTGTAGGTCTGTGGTATGAAGTGTGCCATTAGTGCTTCTATCGCATCTTGCCGACTGATACAGTCCTCGCTGACTGTCGGTGTGACTGGTGGCATACCTTTGACTATCGCCACTTCGGTACAATCTGCACGGCACTCGTCATATCCTTCTTGCGTACATTCCGCACATATAGCCTTGATGGTGTCTGCTCTGCTGATACAGTCCTCGCCACCAAAAGTGTATGTTTGACTGATTGCCCTTCCTGTTCGCCCAATTTTCTTTTTGGCATATTCATCTCGCAATTTCGATATGTTTATGTACTTCCTCATTCCTCTATTCTTACAGTCTGTGGTCGTTGCGGATTCTGCATCACCCTCAACGCTTTCCTTTTCGGAAATAGTTGAAGTTTCTCCAGATAGTTGATGTTTCTCTTGCAACGCTTCTATGGCAAGGTCAAGGGCTTCTCTGTCCATTGTTGTTTCGGCGGCAGCCTTTATCCACCGCAATCTATTCCTCGCTTCTGCTCTATCCATTACTCTCTCCTTTCCACCGCACTTTCAATGCTTTCGGCAATGCTTTCGGCAATTTTTCTTAATGATCTTTTTGCATCTGCCAACCATGCATCTATCGTTACTTCTCTGTTTTCTGCTAATGCTTTTTCTAATTCTGATGTCTGACTTGCTTTCAGATCTGTCGCATTAACTTCTATCTCTGTTATCTTAATTTTCATTTTCTACTCCTTTTCTAGATACCTTTCTACTGCACGTCTTACCAATTCTGACATTGATATGTTCCGCTTCTGTGCGTTTCTTTTAATTTCATCGTATTCGGTTTGTTTGAATCTTATATGCAGATCCGTCCTGTAGTTATTTCTGACTTTCATTTCTACCTATCTTTCTCAACGCAGTCTTTATGCACTCCATTTCAATTTCTGCCCATTCAATTTCTTTGTCGTGCCATTTTCTGCCGTGTGCATATCCCCTGTCATGTGCTTTTCTAATTTCTCTTTCCATCCACTTATCGTTTCTTATGGTGCTAATGGCAATCATTGCAAATGCTATTATCAGCATCACAATGGAACCTACTCCTGCACCGATGCCAAATGACCAAATATCAATCATTAGAATCACATCCCTCTGCCATCTGCACTATTTCTTCCCACGCTTCTGGTGAAATCTCTTGGCATTGTCCGTCATATATGACTGGTAGATCTTCATACTTCACATCACACATAGCATTCTCCTTTCTACCACGGCACATCATCCGCTTCATCAAATCCTGTTGGGATCTGTTGTGCTTGTCCCAATTCAAGAACCCTGTATTCCTGAACAACCAACTTCCGCACAATTTCACCGTTGCGATTTCTGTACAGTGTTTCAAAAGCTTTCGTTACTTCAATGTCTGTCTTGTCTGGAAGATCTGTGTTCTGCGGAAACTGCACATTCTCATACGCATTCATCCAGTCTCCCTTGACACCGTTGTTATACTCCTGTGCAGAGATTCTTCTGGAGTATGCAGGTCTGCCATTAAAATCTCTTCTGAATATTCTTGTTCTTCCTGTTACGTTCATTTCTTTTCTCCTTTCTTAAAATATCTCACTTATTTTCTGCCTAATCTCTTCAGGCATTTCTACCGCATCAACTTCTTCTTCCGGCTCGAACTCTGGATATTGTCGAGTCTTTTTTTCTTCTTTCAGTGGATAAAATGATAGCCAATTGCTGTCCGTTGACTGATCTATTATTCTGATCTGCTTATCTTTATTGTCGGTCAACTCGTGCAATACATTCAGTGCCCTTGTAACTGTTCTCTTGGATGTTATAGGCTTCTTGATCTTCTTCCTCATCTCCACCCATTCCATAAATGATTCAATTAAGTAATCAGGAACTTCACTATATATATTATTTCTTGTATTATTATCTCTTGTATTATTATCCTTAAACTTTTGTTTACCCCCTATTAAACTTTTGTTTATACCCTCACAAATTTTTGTTGATACTATACGGATTATTCTGTTCTTTATTTCTTTCGTATTGTCCTTATATATAATATCAACTTCAATATACCCTTTTTTCTTTAAGTCATTGATCCAACCACTTACCGCCTGCGGTGTTACATCATACAATTCTGCAAAATAATTATTACTTGCCCAACATTGTCCTGTGCTGTTTGCTAATGCAGTTATTTCACCATACATCAGCTTTTCATTTGGTCTCAATTCATTGTCGTATCTAACCGATGCCGGTATAATCGCATAATAGTTAGGATGTTCATTCATTCTCGTTTTCTCCTTTGCCGATCTGGGATATACAGTCGTCCACAGCCCCACTGGTATTTACTGCTCCCTGCCACCATCCTTCGCAACTATCTTGATAAGATAATTCAGTTTCTATCGTTGAAACCCTTATGTCGCTTCCGATCATTTCCGAATTAATCATACAAGCAACGTCTCTACCAACCCCTGTACCAAGCAATAACCCTTTTACAATAAATGTTTCTTTCGTGCCTGATGTGTAATCAAGAAGGGCTGTTATATATCTTGCAAGCTGTGCAAAATCTTTAGCCTCTAATATCCTGTATTTTAATTCAACAATTATATAAACTTTTTCCGCCACTTCTTCAAGGACACCTTCCTTGCCTTGATAAATTATGTCAAGGATATTTTCAGTGCCAACATGGACCTGTCTGCCCATAACCTTCACATCTTTTAACTGAAACATTGATTCTAAAAAATCGCAAAATGAATCGTCATTTACAATATAATTCTCAAGTTCTTTCTCATTTGTAATCATCTTCATTTCTCCTGATAAAATTAAAATCGGTAGCATTGAGAGGTACTGGCTCTCTTTGCTTACCGATTCTCCGGTTGGTACAATATTCTTTTCTGTCACGGCAGTACAGTCCAGTACACTGTACCAACCCTTGATATGATGAACATATCTCACGCATGAATATTGTACAATATATTCTGTCAATAATCAAGTGTTTCTTCCTGCATTCCCCCATTCCCTTGATATTTGTGCATCTAATATCCTGATCTTCAATTTCAGGGTGTTGATTGATTCCTGTGCAGTCTTGTACATGGCTTCAGCAACATCTCTTTTGAATCTCTTGTCTGCAACTTCAGGTATTCCATATACTACCTGATTGATCAATGTTACTGGCATATCCTGTGTTGTTCTTAACTGCAATGCGTGCTGACGGAGACTGATCTTGTAATCCCTTTCAGCTTCTGCTAATTCCTTGCCATACCTTTGCATCTGTCCGCCTGCAACTGTTAATTTGTTGCACATATCATTCAATTCATTTATCAGATCATATTCATTCATAACCAATTTTTCCCGAATATCTGCATAAATTCTTCCCTTGTATGGGATTCCTCAAACTTCCTCTGTGCCTCTCTTTTGAGCATCAGATCTATTTCCGCATCATTGTGTGGTGTTCTGTGTGGACTATCTGCAATGTGACGATCCCACCGAAGCCACACCCACAATCCATACTTCTCTGAATTATCCCTGTTGAATGATCCAAAGATATGGTGGCGATGAAGTCCTGATCTCGCTCCTGTGAAATAACACTTTTTCTCGTCCTGCATTATACTGCCCATTATTTCAGCCTCACTCTCACAGATGCCTTTACATCTGTAACCTTCAAACAGTCTGGATCACATGATACTTCTGGATATTTCTTCTCCACCTGCTTCACATCAAGACTTACCCTTTCTGTTGCCTTGACATAACTGACTGTGAAATCATCTGTTTGTATCTTCTCCACACCATACTCTTCCATTGCCTGCTTCAACGCTTCCTTGTAATCTGCATATGCTTCCTTGATCTGCTTCATCTGCTGTTCGGCATTCAAGATGAAATCGCATGCTTCTTTGGCTACAACTAACTTTCCATCCTCATTCTGTTTGATAATGTCCAATACCTGTCCTGTCCTCTGATCTACTAACATCTTCTTTCTCCTTTACTCCGCACCTATTACTGTTTCCTGCTTACTCTTCTTTGTCAACTTATCCAATGCATCCGCATACTGTGCCCTTGTCAATTTTGTGAAATCATCCACTCCATAATGTTCCATGAACTTCTGCCTGTCTGACCCTGTTTTCTCGATCATGCCAACAATGGTCTGTGCCTGTACGTTGGTTATCCGTTCTGTCATATCCTCTGCCAAGGGCTCTGTTTTTGTCTCTGTTGCATTATTGCTGTAACTGAAATCATCTGCTTCACTATCGGAATAAATCCCGTCAAATGCTAATTTTGATGCTTTCAGCACCACTCTATCAAAGCACCTCTTGAATGCCATCGCATAAGGGTACGCATTCTTGCAATTCTTGGCTGAATACTCCCCGACCTCATATATGCCTTGCTCTGGACAACAGTATGTGAATACCAATGACCCACCATATCCATCCTTATCTTCTCTGACACACTCTGCCTTGAACTTGTCCTTATCCGGCAGTGTATCATTGATCTTCAGACACGCATTGTGTGAAATTATCAGCCCTGAATACATCACTGTGCCATTCTTGGTTTCGTTCTTCAGAATCCAAAAGTCACCCTCGTGAATTTCCTCATACTTCTCGATGATTGAGATTGCTTTCTTCTTCGATTCCTCATACTTCGGCAACACCCACACATCGACTGTCTGCCCTGCCTTGTTTTTCTCCTGCTTCTTTTCTCCAAAATTATACATCTTCATCCTCTCTTTCTATTGCAACAAACAACTTTTCCTTTTCTTCCTTGTAATGTCTCATCAACTCATCGCAGAAGTCACTTGCTTCTTTATATGTGTCGAACTCCAACGGCACCATACTTTCGGGCTGACCAACAATTCCTACATATGCATCAATCATTTCTTCAGCTCGTACCTCGCATAATGCTTGACACTTTCCCCTTTCTTTTTAACTTCATTGTGGGTCTCGATGTTATACCCATCATTCCGCAGGTCGCTTATCCTCGCAGGAAGCCTTAAAATGCCATACTCCATCACCGCTTCCCATGATGTGATTGATCCATTCTCTTTGAGATGCTTCAATACAATTTCCTTCTGTGCCAACATCCTTTCTTCTCCTTTCTTAATCCTTGATGAAATCCGTGACAGGACAATCAAAATACTTTGCGATCTTCCTCAATGTAGTCAGGGAAGGCTCTTCGCCTTTCTCCCACTTGAGAAGTGTTGGTCTTGATACTCCCGATCCACGAATCACATCCGCCTTCACGATGTTTCTTTCAAACATCATTCTCCTGAATACCTCGTAACTCTCCATGTCTCTCCTTTCACTCCATATCTTCAACTATGTCAGCGAACTGCTGAACGCTTATACCATACCTTTTTCTCAAATCAACAATATCATTCCGAATCTTGCTGATACAATCCTCGCAGATTGTTTCTCCATCATCCACGATGTAATCTCCACACACCTCACATTCAACCGCATCGTCAAAGTCACCACTCCCACAATGCGGACATTCATAAAAGGTGTAATGTCCTGATGGCAAACTCACTCCTGCAGGACTTGGATCGTCATGAATCTCAACGACCTCATCTCTGTCAAATACTTTTCCACACTCATTGCACTTATACATTTCTACATCCTTTCTTCATCAACCTTGACTATAATATATCATAATTTTTATATATTATCAAGCGTTTTTTATAAAATAAAAAGGACAGAATTAAATCTGCCCTTTCAATTTCCGCATCACACTTTCATACAATCGTGGATTGGTGACATAGACCGCTTCCATGAGTTCATCCATCACAGACCACATTTCCGCAGGGTCTCTCCCTGCTATGGCTTGCATGAATTCTGAATCTCCATAATCATCAACTATCTGTGGCACATCATATGAATGTTCAACGGGAGTTTCTTCATACAAGTGGTCACGAATCGTGTAGAATGTTGCTAACTTCTCACAATTCTGATAACTGACCGGAGCATCTTCACACTCACGGATAGCACCATCTATTTCTCTCTTGGTAATCATCACATCTCAATAGCATTGATGGCTTCCTGAATCGCTGTTTTGGCATTCTGATCTGTTGTTTTTTCCATCATGCGTTCAAGTTTCTCAACCATCTTATCCATCTCATCGTCACGACTATATCCGCCACGTCTGCCATTCCTTGCATAACTTCCACCGCGATTCATGCGACCTTCTCTTGAGTATCTTCCTCGGCTATCTCTACGCTGTGCGTATGATCCGCCTCGATAACTCATGTCATCATTGGAATAGCCTGAATCTTCCATCGCCATTATTGTGGCAACGGACTTGATGGAATGTGTCAACTTATCGACTGTATCAAGACTTCCTGCGGTAAGTTCGCCTTTGTCAACGATCTTCTCAAGTTCGTCACAAAGCATCTCTTTTAGTTCGTGCATATATTCCATGGTACTCTCCTTTCTATGCTATTCTTGCCACAGTAAGGTTTGCATTCTGCACGTCAATCACTGGTGCAGGTGTTACTGTCGGATCTGTGGATGCAGGAACATTCTCTACACCAAGACTGAAGCAACATCCTTTAGGCACTTTTATGATTGCAGTGCTTGTTACATTGCCGTACTCTTCTGCGGCGGCCGGTGTTATGATTGCCCTGCTTGTAAGTCTCGGCTCTCCGTTGACTGTCAGTGCAATGGCAATTGGTGTTACCGCCCCACCATCAGGAATTGCAATGTTGCCATTGAATGTCACCTGATAATGTGCATAGCAAGAGCATGGATTATTGACGGCACCTTTAAGAATAAAATTCCCTGTTTCATTTTCGTGGTATATGTACCCTTTGTTACAAGGAATAGATGTACGGAACAGAACAGGAGAATTCAGACTTACTTCCTGCACTTCATTGTACAAAAATTCACACGCCATGCCGTCACCCCCTTACACGCCACATCCGCAATTGCAGGTGTTTGTGCAACAGTTAGGATTCTGCACTACATAGGCAGGAACAGGGACAGGATTCAGATACTGTTCAAGTGCAACTGTCTGTGCGGCATTGTCTGCCAGAATCCTTGATGTCTGTGCAGTCTGTGAAGCCGCAAGATTTGCCATAGTAAGCTGTCTCTCCAGATCTCCGATCTTGTCATTCTTTGCATCCAGTTCAAGCTGACACAGTTTGTCAATGATTGCCTGATTGTTCCTGTTGGCATTCTCAATGATGTCACGTGTGTTCTGTGCCGCTTCATATCTGTCTGCACAGTTTTCTGTTGCTATCGTGTACTTCAGATCTGCAGATGCAAGTCTGTTTTCACAACAACATCCAGCCAACTGCGACTGAAGACCGTTTATCTGTTGCATGTTTGCCATCGCTCTTGCGTTGTCTGCAATTTCCGCCTGTGCAAAACCATTGCTTACAGTAGCATTTACTCCGGCAAACCCATTGCACAACTGCGTTGCTGTGTTTGAGAATCCATTATTGACTGCACTCTGAAGGGCTGATATTGCTCCCATTGTTGCCTGCTGATTGAATCCTCTTTCAACATCGTTATCGGTGTTCATGATCCACGGGATGTTTCCACCGCCGTTGCCGCCGAAGCCATTGCCCCAGTTTCCACCCATGGCGAGAATCAGGAATAATATCACCCACCAGCCATCGTTTCCGAAGCCGTTGTTTCCACCGTAGTTTCCGCCACCTGTTACTGCCGCAATGTCAGCAGGTGTCATTTCGCTTGTAGTAAGACTCATATTTGTCTCCTTTCGTTGTGTAGTGATAACTTATAAACATCTTGCAAGAATGTTTCACGTGGAACATTTATTTCATCATTGACTGGATCTGATCTGCCATCTGCTTCGCCTGATCCAACTGTGATTGATTGATTTGTCCGTTCTTTAGCATTTCGTTTATTGTCTGCTGTGGGTCTCCGCTAAAGGTTTTTTTGAATTGATTGAACTGGTTTAAGAAATTCTGCATATTGCCAAAAGGTGTATTGTTCGCCAGTGCATTGAATATCGGGTTATTCATCATCCTTCACCTTCTTCTTCTTTTCTTTCTGCATGTCTGAAATCGCCTTTTTCAGCTCGTCTCTGGTTACATAAGGGGATAAGTCCTCTTTTGTCACAAATCCGCTCACATCTAAATTCTGTGGCTCTGACGGGGTCTCTGTACGCTCTGTGTAGTCAAATATACGCAGTGACGGCATTCCTGTCTGATCTGCACTCTTCAGATACAAACAATTTGAATCTGAATCCATCAATAAAACTGCCTGTCCTGCTGATACTGGATATGCCTTTGCTCCTTCAAGACCTTGAACCCAAATAACCCCACTATTCTGTTGCTGATTGTTCTGCATTGGATTGTTCTGAATCGCATTGTTCTGATACATCGGTTGATACGGCTGATAGCCTGCCGGGAAATAATTGTTATACGCCATTCTGTTCACCCCTCTTCCAGTAATAGATTGGGACTTCGTCTCCTGAATCCCATGAATCATAATAGTTACCGTTCTGTGCCGCCACTACGTGTGTTCCGGTGGCAAGAACGAACTTACCTCTTTTGTGTTCTTCACAGAAGTCTTTGATGGTGTAGCAATCAGGACAGGAATCTGGAATGATGAATCTTCTGAATCCATTTCGGTACAGGTATTCTCCCCACACCCTGTTTGAACTTGGCATGTCATTCATGTTCAACCCTTGGATTGCTAACTCAATGTAAGTGTCCTGCCACGACTTGTTCAGCACTTTGGATATGGCTCGGATCGTGCAGTCACCAACCAGTGCACGACCGGGATTATTGTTAAATTGAACCCACATTTTACAATCTCCTTTCTACTTCAATTGTGGCAATAAAAAAACACACCCACAATTCCGTGAGTGTGTCTTTTGCATGTCATTTTTATTCAACTCTGTTTCGTCGATTTGCATTTATATTACCGACAACAAAACAGGAGCATTTCTGCCCCTGCCTTGTCCGATAAAGAAAAGATGTATAGAAATTGTAGTCATGCCCTGACATCTGGAGTATACCACGAAAGTCACAGAAGATGCAAGATTGTTTTCTCCCCCTTGTACACGATCCGTTTGATTTGGCTCACTGACATGTCAAATTCTTCTGCCAACGGCTCATAGCAAATGCCATCAATCAATCTTCTCTTCAAGATCTTTCTGTTCCTCTCATTGTGTATGTACTCATCTATCACATATTCAATGTGACTGTTAGTGTACTGCAGCACTTCTTCACTCGCCCTGATCCATGACATCTCGGACACTTCTTATATCCTGACTTACCGCCCGTCTTTCTCCTGCGTGTCTTTGTTGTCGTCTGTTTGACTGTCTGTTTTGCCCTCGCCATTTATCTCTACCCCATCATTGATAATGGCATCGCCACCATCGCCCGAGTCTACATCCTGTGTGACCTCATTTGTTGTCGTTGTCACTTCTTCAAACTGGCTCTGATACCACAACCATATGCCATTAGTACCAATCAAAAAGCACAAGGTGACTATAATGAGAACGAACTGCCTTTTAATGATCCTCTCGAGTCTAGTCATTTCACTCTCATACACGATGTACGGAACATCCCTCATACCTTGTACTCCTTCCCTTGAAAAAGCCAATCTTCTACCTTCTTGATCTTTTCGTTGATCTCTCCAGTATGGTTGCCATCGCTCATATGCCGGAGCATCGTCAAATCCACATCCACCATCATGTTGATTGCTTTGGTGTTCTCTTCGATGATTTCATCTATTTTTTCAAGATGCCTCTTGTCTCGATCCAAACACTCATCATAATGATTCAATCTGCGATTCACCTCATCTATCGGCTTCTGCAATGCTTTTCTCGCTTCCAGTAATATCTTCACTGCTCCACCGACTGTGATAATGCAGGTAGCAATGTATATAATTGTCGCAACATTCAATTCAATAGTCATAATGTCTCCTGTCATCGCCTAATTATATCACAGGGATGTTCCATCACAATATCTTTTTTGTGTCATCCTGTGTACCGTACCACTTTGCACACACTGTACTTTTGATACCTTGTGTAGTATGACTTTGCTCCAGACTTTGCCCTGATAGAATCTGATGACCATGCCTTGTCTTTGCCACCAAGAGACGTAGCTTCCACATATCTGTCACCGCCAAGATACATCCACACATGCCCTGCACCAACATTGCCAGTGTTCATTATAACGTCACCTGCTTTAAGATTCTTGAACGGCAATTTCTTGGCTTCTCCCATGTTCTTGAAGTTTGGTGATTTCGTCCAGTCTGATGGATTCATGCCACAACATGATCCCGAGTGGCAAATTGAATATATCTTCTTGTCCTTTGCTCCGTGAGCATAAGCCGCTGTTATGAATGTGTTGCAGCAGTACGTCATGGTGTAGGTGTGTCCGTGGCCTTTAGAATCCTTTACAACATGCGGTTCGCCTTTCTTTTCCTTTTTCTTCTTACGAGGACCCGTGTTAGTCTGGCAGAAGTAACATCCAGATCTGTGAGCTCTCTGCCCTGCACCGTAAGTGAAGCGGTTATCCTTTGCTACGGATACAGCCCAGTTACAGGCTTTGATTGCACCAGTAAGATTCATGTTTGCAATTAGCTTTCTGCACTTTGTGCCAAAGTGTCCGTCTATTGCCATGTGATGGATCTCTTCCATAAACGCAACGGCTCTGATTGTAAGATCCCCTGCAATGCCGTCAACTTTTAATGGAGCAACAATAGACCCGTTGTTTGCCCAATTGACCGCCCTTTGCATCTTCTTGACTTCTTCACCCTTGTCACCCTTGATAAAATATCCCCTTTCAGGTAACACCGGCAATGCTGATTTGTACTTTGACATGCTATTCTCCTTTCTACTTCAGAACATATTTATTCAGATACCTCTGGAATGCCTTAATGGATTCAACACCATACTTGCCATCCTCTTCCAAGTTTGCACCATGCTTGTTTAAGAATATCTGCAGTGCCAGTGTTGTTTTAGATCCCCATTTTCCGTCTGGATCTGCACCAACCTTTCTTTGGATGCCTTTTATTGTTTCCTCATTAAGAACACCTGTCTGCTTGACACCAACCCACTTCTGGATTGCCTTGATTGTCTGACCACCTTGTTTGCCATCCACTTCAAGATCTGTAGTCTTTGGTTTTGGTGTTCTCGGCTCTGCACCAAAGAACCAATCCATATCAACATTGCCCTTGATGCCATCAACTTTTCCTTTAGATGAATATTGCTGAAGATATACATTCGTCTGTTTGTCGGATGTGTCATACAATGCATACCATTCATAGTACGGAAGTGATGCAATGTCTACATATCTTGTCTTGTAGTCATGGTTGTAGTAATATCCTGCCTTGAAACCCCTCTTTTTTATTTCTTCGCAAAATGCCTTGTGCATGGATGTTACAAGCTTTCGTGTAACAGTTACCTTGTTCTCCTTTGCATAGTCTGCAGAAGCATATTCAAAATCATAGAACAACGGCATATCAATGTGCTTCTTGTACGGCTCTACCGCCTTACACAGATACACCGCTTCATTCTTTGCCATGTTGTCATTATACGCATAAGAAAACCAATACACTCCAATGTGCTTGATACCTGCTTTGATTGCACCGGTGATATTGTTTTTCCATTGTTCATCTATATTGTTCTTTCCATACCCTGCACGAATTACAACATGGTCTATGCCAGATGCACTTACTTTTTTCCAGTCAATCTTCCCTTGATGCTCTGAAACATCTATGCACTTTGGAATAACCTTTACTGGCTTTGCATCGCCAACCTTGCCAACCCAGATCTGCGGAATCAATCCCCTCATTTGCGTTTCGTAGCAATACCATCCTGTGTGGTTTCTTCCGCCAGAATCTCTGGTGTACAGATAGTGTTTGCCATTGGTGTGTTTATATCCTGTCACTGCAACATAATGTCCTGCCGTTGTCCATGTGATTCCACCACGTGACCCACCACGAAACAGAAACACCGCACAGTAACCTTTAGACAGATACGAAAACACATCTGCCATTGCAGATACGTTCTTGACATCTTTCAGACCAAAGTGCTTCATTGCCGCAGGAATCCCTGCCCATGCAGTGCCGTTGTTCCGGATTGCATATCCGTTTCTTTGCATAAACTTTGCAACATCCCACGGATTTGTCTTTCCATCTACCGCATAAGCCAACATGGCAACTGATGTAGGTCCACATCCTGCCGTTGCCATTGACGAAGATCCGTTGTAGTTTTTCTTTCCCCATCTGGAATCATACTGTTTGTAGGTGATGTAACTCATTGCTCTTCACCCCCATCAATATCTTCCGCTTCATCAAAGAAATCCTCACCGTCTTCTGGTCTTTCTTTTTCCAGTCTCATTTCCCCAGTGTGTCTGCAGTTTTCTTCTGATGTAGGCATATTATAAAACCACCCCAACAATGTGAGTCCTGCAAGTACAAAAGCAACAATGCACTCCTGCGTGATTTCCTTTGACATGATTGCCCTGACAATGTTGATTGTTGTCATCACAAACACGCCAACTGTTATTGCAAATTCTTTTTTGTTTTGAATTAGATACTTCATGATGTTTCTCCTGTGCAAATGATAAAGTTAATTCCTATGTATGGAGGAATGTTTGCTCCAATCTCTTCCCCCGATGTTCCTTCATAGTTAGTATTATGAGCAGGTAGGTTATGAGTATGCGTAGTGTCCGTTGTAGATATTCCATTTGATGTGCTACCGCCATCTGGGACATATATTGCACTGCCGCTTCCAGCATTTTTCTTTCTGTATGTAGCATGGTGGTGTGAGCCACCTGTTATAGCATTTGTGACCGCAGATACCGAGTGCCTGTGATACGGAACTATTGCATCTGCACTGCCACCTGTATCTCCAAGGGGATATGGTGTATCAGCACCTATCGGGAATCTGCTTTGTAAGTCTGGCAACAGAAAATGATCTGAATCACTCGGTGTTCCGTATGTGTTACCGATAACCGCATGCAGTAACGGATAATCTGCAACGGCAACTTCACTTCCGTCACAGAATCGCCATCCACTTGGTGCTGTTGACCCTGCGAACATCTGAATCATGCCTACCATTCCTTGAACATAAACATTACCACTTACATATAGATCTTTTCCTAAAAAAACACCGTTCTTATTGTCTGGTGCAGGACGGAATATGCCGAGTGCAGTTCCATCAGCATTAAAATCCATTGGGAAAAAGGACATAGACAGCATTCCTGTAATAGTCACACTCTTATCTGATTGGATTGTTTCTGTGTCAGATAAAACAACTTCAACACTATACTGTCTGTCTGTATCAAAGTCATCGTTTCCAATTATTTCTGTAATGATTCCAGATGCACTGGCTGATGTTGCCGTTACAGAATGAGATCCTATCTGTATTTCGGCAGATGCCCCATTGTTTGCATAAGGATATGTGTCACCACCATAGAATCTTGCGTTATTTGATTGATAAGTGCTATAAGCAATAGTTACTTCTGCATATTTGCCCTCATCATCGCTTGTGCCATCTTGCAAACACCTTTCAACAGAAAAACTGTTAATAGACGGCTTTGTGTACGCAAGTTCCCAGACTGCATATAGTGTTGCGCCTACATCATCTGAATAACTTGCTCCTGCAGGATAATCCACATCGCCAGAAGATGCACCCTCAACTGATTCTGCCCAACCAATAAACACATACCCATCTTTTGTCGGTTTTTGACTTGTAATTGTTAGTGTCTCTCCATGCCATTTTGTTTGGCTACTTGGTGTACCTGTTCCACTGTTTCCATCAAATGATATGGTATACGTGGTCTTGGCAGGAACAGTCATTGTAAATGTTTTATTGTAATAATTATAGTCTGGATTATCATGGCGGATACACGCATCCATTCCTAGTGAAACCGACTGGCTTGAATGTGTTTTGTTTACGGTTGTAGAAAACCATCCGTTTGGATTTGAAACCGTTTGAGATTTAGAAGTTTTAGGAAATATAAATTCGCCGCCCTTTTCATCACTACGCCGCAAGAAACCAACCCCAACCGTTCCTGCATATCTCATGGTGCGAGTGACGGTTAGGGAAGTGTACTTGTATATGTATTGTGTTGGTGTTTCTTCAATCGTAAAAGTAACATCAAACGTATATGTGTCTGTATGCCCTGCTTCTGTGCATTTTTGCGTAAATGTCCGTTTTACTGTTGCCATAGCTAACTCCTTATCAATTTCAACGTAAAGTGTCCGTTAGTTCTCTCAATGAATGTAAAATGTCCAAATGCCAAACTGTTCGTTACATACAACTCCGAACCGTTCATATATGCTAGTTTTGTTTGACCATTGTAAAATCCAATTTCGGACACCCCAACCTCATTTTCTCCAATCACCACATGGAATCCACTTTTTAATCCAATGACACCAGTTTCACCATACTCTGCTACTGCAAGACCATCGCCATTCAATATTTGTATGCCCATCGGTGTTATGTCAAGCCTATATGGATTATTATCTGCCTGTAGGGACAGACCATTCTGTGTCAATACCAAATGACTTGACACATAATTCTGTATGCTTTCATCTATGCCTGTAAGTACATAATATTTCTCATAGTATGTGCCAATTTCCGACACATCTGGATCGTCAACCACCGTATAAATATAAGGATCTTCCTCTGTGCCTGTTCCTGTCCTTGTGTAATAAATCTTCCCTACATCTATTGCCGTGTCTTCTGTCAGATGAAATACCGATGTTGGATTGTTTACAACTTGATAAGATCCATTTGGTTGTTTTGTAAAGTACCACTTGTTCGGTTGTACTTCATTTTCATCCGCAGGTTGATAATTGCCATGCTCTGCCACAAGCTGAAGAACCCCCACAATATCCTCTACAAAACCTACCTGTCTAAACGCTTGGTCTGCGGATGCCTGTGCAGAATTGGCTGATTCCTGTGCAGAAGTGGCTGATTCCTGTGCAGAAGTGGCTGATTCCTGTGCTTGTTCTGCTATGCCCTCAACGCTTTCGGCAAGGTCCTTTGCGGTCTTTGCATCTCTTGTTGCACTTTCTGCCGCTTCATGTGCAACCATTGCATCCTTTGTTGCCTTGACCGCCGCATCATTTGCCTGTTTACCAAGATTGATTGCTCTTCTTGCCTGTGCATCATCTGTTGGTGGCGATGTCGCATTGCCAACCAACCATGCACGTCCGTCTGCAACTCTTACCTGTACTTCATCACCGGCCTGTGCGTTAATGGTCAGCTTCACTGGCGTTTCATCTACACCACCTGCAAAGTGAACATAAGCAACGCCGTCTTTTACTCTTGTTACAGTGCCGACAGAATCAAATGGTTGCGTTTTTCTTTCGTCTGACTTCTTTATTGTGTTCAGAAACTCTCTGCCTAAATCTGCCATACTCTTGATACTCCTTCTGATACTTTTGACCCATACCCAATGTCGATTGTTTGTGAATCAATCCTTGCATTGTAATCAATATCCAATGACGGATAGTGAAGCCTTACAACATCTGTAGGATCTACATCTGGAACAAATCTTCTTGAATATGATAACTGCATTGCCACAGACTGTTCTTCTTTCAATCTTCTTTGTGCATATTCGGCAACGGTCTCGCCGTCATTCAAATTGCAGTTAGTTTCCTGCATCCACACTTCACGTCCCCTGTTGATTGTAGACAACACACTTGATTCGTCATCATCTCTTGCAATTGCCATAACGTCATCCTCTATTGCCCTAAACACATTGGGACAATCATACCAGTCATGCTTTACTGTTACCTGTGGCTCTACTATGTCATAGTCTACAGAATCCATTTGAATGACTGGTGTATCATCGTTTGCACAGATCTGGATTTCCCCATATCCGTTTATTTTTATTCTCCAATTTATTGCCTTTAAGATTTTCTCTGACATGGAAAGCATTGTTTCATTGTCTTCAGCAATAATAGAAGTTTCAAGCACTGGGGAATTAGCATCTTCTATCACTGGTGCCGTTGTTACTTCAAGCAACTGTCTGACAAGTGATGCACCAGAAATTCCGCTTGGTGCATACCATCCTCTATCAAGATACACATCATCTGCAGGTTTCAGGACTGAATAACACTGCACCCTATTTGTCTCCAGATTGCCACTGAATTGTTTTTCTGGCGAACAGGCAAGACCGGTAAAAAGCGGAACATGACCCACAGATCCCTCTTGGTCTACATTAAGCCAAATTCTTACCCACTGTTCCAATCCTTGTGGGTAGCGTACACAGTCAACATCTGCAGACTGCAGAAGACCTGACGAATCTTTTTTTATAGATCCGCCAGTGATTTGAATCGTGTCTATATCTCGCCATGTCGTGCCGTCTACCACCGTCATGTAGTAACTGGCACTAAACCCTTTAGTCCAATCCATATCTAACCCTCTGTAGCAAAGTATTCTTCTGCAGTCATTCCATCAAGTTTTTCTTGGTCAACTCTTGTAATTGACAGTGCAAACGATGCTCTCATTCCATACATATCATGGTTACTTGTTTCTGTTACCTGTATGTCTGCCGCAAAGCTTGACCCATCCTGTGTTCTTATGTGACATATTCCTGCATGTGTTGCAAGTCTCCGCATCATCTTGATTGTGCCTTGGTCAACAAGTGTTATCACTTCAGCATTAACAGATGCGGTTCTTTCAACTGCAGGATTCCAATCACCCTGTACAGATCCCCCCAAATACTGTGTTGCCTGAAAGTCTTTCTTCCACTGATTGGATAGATCTATGTTGTATTCAAGAAGAATCCGCCCATCATCAAAGTCAATGATTGTGTTTTCTGTTTCAAGAATGTTGTCATAGTTTGCATCCAGATCTAACCATGCAATTTGGTTGTCTTCTGTGATGTAATCTCCGTTTGCAGTCTTGAATACCAATCTGTGACCGCCAAACTGGCCAATTGCAGGATAGGGATCTACGTATTCAACTCCAAATGTTGCATCCCTTACAATCAGTTCTGGCCTATCCGCAGACAGTCTGTAAATATCACATACATCTGTTTGCCTTGCGCCCTCTGGCGCAATTGGTGTGATCCGTGTAATCATTTCCGATTCATCAACAATCGCAACACCTTGTGGCATTAGTGCTTGGTGTTCCCAATGCACTTCAAACAACTGCGATGCTGAAGCGGTCTGCCCCAGTGAATCCTTTGCAGTCACAACAATTCTATATCTTGCGCCATCATCCAATTCTCCAATCAAGCCACTTACATAAAACTCAATTGTTCCGTCCTGATTTGGAGATTTAAGCGCAATTGTTTCGTACAAATAGCCCCTAAATGTTGTTTCGTCAGGTCTGTTTAGTCTGTAATCTTCCGCACGTTCAATAGCAACAGATACCTGTGATTCTTCTGTCATTCCGCTTACCGTCATTGTCAATGGCATTTCTGTTAGCATTCCAAACTCACTTGACGGATCGTTGTATGTTACGGTCATTGTGTCACTTGACCACATGTAGTTCTCACCTGCCAAAGTCTGCAACTGATTTGCGGTCAGCGTGTATGTCTGCGGTGTTTCAAGATTATATACAACCTTTGCACCAATTGTTGGCGGAACATCATCCCTGTACAGATCCCTGTCGGAAATCCACTCCGTTGTCAGTTCTTCACCTGCATAAGATTCTATACATGCAGATGTTACTGTAAGAACGCCACTCACAAAGTCAATAGAGCCGTCATATATCGTTTCTGGTAGTGTTTCTGTGTATGTGGTAACTGTTCCACCCTCTTCGGCATCTGACACGCTCAAAACGATTTCTGACCGCCCTGTGATTGGTCTGATGTTTTCTGGTGACGGATCTCCCTCACCCTCTTGTGTCGGCTGAATAATCACTGTGGCATTTATAATGTCCTGTGACTGGTCTGTTGTGAACGAAACAATATCTCCACTCTGTTGTGTCTTCTGCTCAAGTGATGTCTCTGAAATTGCGACTGTAAGCGGCTCTGCAACAGTAATTGGTACTGGTGCTGACCACTCATCAGAAACACGCCCTGCGGCGGAAATAACACGCACACAGAGCAAATAGGTGTTGCCTGTCTCCCACCACTCCTGTGCAGGTATCGTAACTCTCTGTTCGGTCTCCACACTTGCTATTGTTCGCCGGTATTCATACCATCCATTTTCGTGTGGATTGTCTGTGATTTGTACATTAGCAACTTTGGTATAATCATCCCCACTCTTGGTGTAGTATTCCTTATCATTAACAACTTCTTGACCCTCTGGATCTTTTGTAACAACGGTAATGTCTTCAGACAAGAAATAAGAGCCGTACTTGATTCCGCTTGGAGTGATTGTTGCTTCACATATTTCCGCATATGCTTGTGCAGATCCGTCCGTTGTTGAATACGCCCATGAAGCAATCGTGCTTCCTGTTTCGGTAATTACCGCAGGAACAAGATTAAGTGTCGGAATGCTTGGCGCAGATGTCAGGTCAATGGTTGACAAATCGGTTATTTCCGAATAAGGTCCGTAAGTTTTACTGTCACCAGTACCTGCAATCAACCTCACTCGCACATACCACTTAATACCTGTTTCTAATCCAGAAATGTTCCACTGTGGTGAATAAATGTGACTTATTTCATATTTGTCTGGCTCATCTGTACTTTCCCACGCATCATCATGGTCTGACCACGACAATTCCGCACCTGAAGCATCATCCCATGTCCAATCCCACGTGACACGCACCGTGCCTGTAACGTCCGTTGCGGATGCAACAACGCCATCTGGTGCCGTTGGGATCTCGCCACCTCTAAACACAATGTTTTCGGATTTCATAAGCGCAGACACCCTTGATATGGTTGCAGGATCTCCGATTGCCGCATATACACCAAATGCCTTTGATTTTTCTTTGCTCCAGTCTGGTGCCTGTACTTGGACTGATGTTTGTCCATGTGGAATAATTCCTACAACTTGCTCACTTTGTGGATTGGATGCCGGTCTGTACACAACAACAATAAATGAATCCTCAACATCTGACTTGTTTTCTGCAGTAATGTCTGCCTTAAATGTCACGTCATGGAATTCAACGTCTGTTATGATTGGATCTTTAAGAAACCCTACCGCCCCAGTAACAAGTGTTGGAACGCCATATGTCACGTTAGTTTCATGGTCATATTGCGTATTTATACGGACAAATAAGCACTGGTCTAATCCAATTGTTGTATCAATTGGAAATGCCGCCGCATCTTCTGCGCCTGTGGCTCTCAAATACTTTGCATCCGTCCATGATGCTCCTGACGGACACCGCATACCTGCTTCTGGCGTAGTGATGGTATACTGCACCGACATCTTTTTGATTGGTCTTGAAGCGGAAGATGGTGCAGACCATTTGACAAAACACATGTACCCATTAGCACCATTGTCCACATAAGACGTGTCTATAATCTGTGTTTGATGCGGAACGGCATACACGTGATTTCCGTAAGTCCATTTAGAATATCCTGCAATTCCTCTGGATTTGACACGAATCCACCTTGTGTACGATGCTTCTGCTAACAGTTCGGTTTCTTCTGTGATTTCTATTTCTGTTCCAAACTGTGTATATCTTGTCGCACCACTCCAATCAAGTTTTTCCCCATTGGTTTCATTTGATTCTTTGAACAGTTTTGTTTCTATTTCAAAGTCATAAAACCAATATCCGTCATTGTCATTCTTGTCAATCCCCCACGAAAACTTGGTGACATTATCAAAAGTTTCGTCAAGTGTTGCCGTCATTCCACTTGGTGCTTTTGGTGCATAAATCTTGAATTCCTTGTTCGTGTATTCAGACCACTTGTTTTTTACCCATCTCCAAAAAGGCTTTTTCTTTTCTGTGTAATTTTCTTTGTAATTTTTTCTTTTTCCCTTTGCCCCAATTTTAACAGATGTCAGCTTGGGCCCTTTTGACTTGTAGGGATAGTATTGTTTATAATCAATCGTCAAAGAATGTGACGTTGATTTTACACCCTTTTTGATTCCATTTGACCATTTAGCACCGTTAAGACTTGTGTGTGCCTGAAGACCATCCTTGTAATCTTTATCCCCTATCTTCCACGTTAAAGTAAAATTGCTACCACTTCTACTTATTGATGCCCCTGTTGGTTTACTTGTTGTACGCTTTCTGGTCTTTCCTTGTTTTCTTGTAGCCATTATGCCATCCTCATTTGTAATTCTAATTCATGTACAAATCTCTTCATGTATGATTCTGGATCGTCTGCGCCACTTATATTGTTTGTGATATTCATTATAACGGTTTTGCCTTTATTGTTGTCATTGACCGCATTGCTGATGTCATTCATTAATGCTTTCCGTCCAAACAATACTTCATCACCTGCTTCACCTGCCATAAAGTTTGTGGGTCTCTTGAACACATATGGCGTACTCATTGCCTTTGCAAAATGCCGTGTGCTTGTTGATGAGCTTGTACTTGCACTGCCGTCACCTTTTTTATTAACCTTTATGCTCGGCAATTTTAACGAACCACCAAATATCTTACCAACATTGAACGGAAACATTCCTTTGATTTTACTGATCCACGTCTTTATAGTGTCACGAATAGAATCAATCTTTTTCTTGATCCCATCTTTCATGGCTTGAAATATCTGTACCGCTTTATCTTTAGCCGCCGTGAATCCGGATGAAATGGTTGATTTGACGGAATTGACAGGACTTGTGACCGCAGACTTTAACGCACTTCCTGCCGCTTTCAAACCTTTGGCAATTCCCCTCATTGCCATCATGCCTATCTTGCCCCATCCGAATGCAGTAAAGACCTCAACTATTGCCTTGATTATTTTGGGGATATTAGCAATCAATACAGGTATCGCCTTGATGATTCCAACAACAAGAGACTTTAGGATTGACACGCCTGTGGCAATAATCTTTGGTAAATTGTCGTTTACGACTCCTGCAAAGTTCGTGACTATAGTCGGAACAGTTTGGATAAACGTCGGAATGTTCTTTATAATTCCATCTGCAATAGATTTTATCAATTGAAGTCCTAGGTCTACGAACTTTCCTGCACCTTCTCTAAACTTTCCACTGAAACTCACAAGGCCATTCATTACTGTCGATATGAGTTGCGGCAACTGTTCTTTTGCTTTTTCCACCGCACCTTTAAGCCCGTTGGTTACAAAGGTTCCTAGTTGTTCAAATCCACCTCCAAGTATGTTGAGAGATTCCGTAAAACTTCCCGCATTTAACGCTTCTGTTAAAAGGTTTATTCCTTCTGTTGCCCCCTGCACAAAAGTTCTTAAAACACCTCCGTCAAGGTCAGATACTGTTATTTGCAACTCGCTGAACGCAGACTTTAAGATGGTGACGTCTCCAGACAGGTTGTCCAACTGCGTATCTGCCATGTTAGATGCCGCGCCTTTTGAATCTTCAATGGCTGCGGTCAACTCGTTCCATTTGTCTGGGGTCTGCGCTAATAGCGCATTGATGGACTTTAAGTCACGTACGTTGAATGTCTCCGACAAAATCTTCTGTTTTTCTTGGTCTGTCATGTCTCCCATGACGCTGTTCATGTCCGTCAGGATATCAGGCAACGAACGCATCTTACCTTCTGCGTCATACGCTTCAACGCCCAAGGACTTAAATGTTTTGTCGAACTTTTTACCGGATATGGAGTTGAGGATATTTCTTAAGGCTGTACCGCCCTCAGAGCCCTTAATTCCAGCAGAAGCAAGAACGCCGAGCGCTGCTGACGCTTCGCTTGTTCCGCCCTTCAATATCTTTGCTGTGCCACCAACCGTGAGGAACGCTTCGCCCAACTGCTCAACATTCGTGTTGGTCAGTGACGCAGTCTTTGCCATCTGGTCAATCATCGACTCTGTTTGCTGTGTTGTCAACCCAAGAGCTGACTGAGCATCTGTGACAATGTCCGACGCACGACCCAATTCCATTGCTCCTGCCGCCGCAAGGTTGAGCACTTGTGGCAACATCCTCTGCGATGTTTGCGCATCATATCCTGCAAGAGCCATATAGTTTAGTCCTTCAGCCGCTTCTTGTGCTGAGAACTTTGTGGATTTGCCCAATTCCCTCGCAGTAGACTCTAATGTTTCAAACGTCTTTTGCGCTTCGCTTCCCTTAGTATTTAACTCCTCTACAGTGTAGCCCATAGTAGCGGCTACCTGTGACATGGACTTGTCGAAGTCTGCACCGACCTTTATCGAAGATACAGCAAAAGCCCCCAACGCAACTGCACCTGCTTTGGCGGCTTTACTCATCTTTCCACCGAACTTAGAGCCAAAGGACTCCGACTTACCTTCTGCGTCCTTCAGCCCTCTGTCATAGTCCGACTTGTCGAGCGTCAACAATGCCCTTAGATTCAATACATCCATTACAATGCCCCTATCTCATCCAGTCTGCTTCCGATGTTTTCTATGATTTCATCCGCCGTTCTTTCTTGCTTCTGTGGCTCTGTTACAGACTGCAACACTTCTACATATCTCTTTGTCATGTAATTGCCTGTGTATGTGTTTGCAAGGATGTCATTTGTGTTCTTCAGACTGTCGGTGACGTATACTTCATAGAATCGGTTAAACATGAATGTGGTATACTCCGCCTGAACATATTGCATGAACAGACGGAGATCCCTCTTGCCTTGATACTGTCCATAGCACAACCAGAAGATTCTTGTCTTATCCTCTGATTGTGCTACCGAAAAAGGTTTTGCACTGTTGGCTCACTTAATATCTCAATCAGGACTGTGGGCAATGTCAAAAGATTTAGATCCTTTAACATTTCTTCACGTTCTTTGCCATCTATTGCGGCAAGTATGTCAAGCACTTCTTCCTTGTATTTCTTCAGTGCTATTGACACACACGTTGCCACATTAGTATCAAAACCTTTTTTCACTTCTTCGTCATTGGCAATGACTGTGATTGGCACAAGAATCTCTGCCAATACGTCTATTGATTCTTCACCTTTTATATCAGTAAACTTTCTCATACAACTTCCTCATAGTAAGTCTTTTCGGAATCAACTACTGTGTCCTTTGTCGGAACATACTCACCCTCTACCAGACCTATCGGAGTTACTTCACGATATGTAGGTGTAGGTGGTGTCGGACCCTCTGGATCGTAGGAATAGAATTCCATCGGCATAGTGTCTTGGTCATTGATAGACACGTGACCGGTAAGAGTGCAATCAGTCTGACCCTTACCGTTCTTTGTGGTCTGGAGACTGAATCCCTCTGTGGAAAGAGCATTCAGAAGCTTGACCGCAACAAATCCACCATTGGCCTTGTCACCTACCCACCATACATCAGAAAAGTCATCCTGTGACAGATCTCTTCTTGGAATAATTGCGCCCTTCTCTGCGTTAATGTCTGCCGCTCCCAGTGCAAGTCTGATCCCCTCTGCGCTGGTGTCAAGACTGGTAAACCCCAGTGAACACGTCCATGAATCCAGATGCTTCAGTTCTTTCATGTTGACAGGAACATTGTCAACATCTTCTCCAAGATCCGAATACTCTGGCTGACATACGACATTGATGCCACCTGTGGTTGCACAGATTATGTCTTCATCTGCAGGTTTCGCAGGGGATTTAGGATTAAACTTCGTAAGAAGCACACCTGCATCTAACTGCATGGCATCAAAGGTGTCTTTCGGTATTACTGTGAACATTCCCATGTTATGTCTCCTCTCAATATGCGGTTAAGAACTCCGCATTTACTATGATATATACTCTTCTGATCGTGTCATCTTCAGGATCATTCATTCGCTGTGCAAATGGCTGTCCAAGTGTCAGATACAGATGCCCACCGTCAACATCTTCAAGCCTGAATCCATATCCGATCTGTTCTGCGATCTGATCCGCTTTCTTTGAAATCTCCGACCACGAATACCCCTTATACCACAATGACGCTGTAAGGCTCAAACTTTGCCCCACAGAGCCTGTTAATGCGGCATATGTAATGTATGGTGTCTTTGGAGAGTTCCCCCCTGAAAGGACAGTGTTTTCGTCATACGCAGGTATGCCAAAACTGTTCCAGAACTTATCAATTGCCTGCCACTTGTCCATCTATCGTGTATTCCTCTGCTGTGACCTGCCTCATGTCAAGTGTTGCACTCTTCGGTGTGAATCTGTCATCACCGTCTGATGTGACCCTGAATATCTTTCCATCATCCAATCTCTTGAATACATCATGATATTCTAATGTCAATGCCTTTGGTGTGGTGACTGTGTACAGACTTGTTACACCCTGTTTGTCCGCTACCCTTGCTTCCATTGATGTATCAAAAACAATAGCCGCCTTAAACTGTACCCCATCAGTATACTTGCTGATGTAGCCACCGTAACCGTCTGGCTCTGTGATCTTATCCATCAACACGCAATCTTCCATTGCTTCTGATAACAGGCTCATGGTCTTATCTTCCTATAATGATTCAATCTGTCGGCAAATGCCCCCTGCCATGTACCACTCAAGTCAACATTTCCACTTGAACTTGCTCCACCACTCTTTGAGTACGAATACCCACCGAATGATTCTGAATTATATGGTGACATTGCAGGGCTGTCTATTGACTGGTATTTGTCTTTCCATGCCTCAATATCGGAGGCAAGGGCGATGACATCTTTCGGTATAGCCATCGCCCAAATAGATCCATCAAAGACTTCATCCACAAGTTCAAGATTCTCATCATACTTGTAGACTCCATCATTGAATACACTTCCAACGATCCTGAAATACTGATTGTCCTGCAAAGAATAATTGCCAGTAATCACATTGTCCTTGATAGTGTACCTACCAAAGCATCTGAACTGATCAAACCAGTTATTTACTTCTTTGCATAATTCGGTCAGCATTTTCTATTACTCTCCGCCTGTGCTTCCTTTTTTGATCTCACCGACCACGACACCGTCAGCATATTCAACAAGAAGCTGGATTCCGCTCATAATGAGTGACTCGATCTGTGCTCTTTCCTCATTCTGATAACCCGACTTGATTCCGATGTAACCAGTAGTATCTGCGGTCAGCTCAAACGCTCTTGCAACATCTCCGCTCATTGCGAGGTAGTACATGATGATGTTGTCTTTTGCGGTAGATATTACCTTGCCTTCTGCAATGTTGCTGTTCATGATAACAGTACCAAGACCGAGGAAGTCTTCTATGTACTGCATCCCGAATGCTGTCTGCATTGTGATCTGTGCTGTACCGAGATATTCAGAGATTGTCAGCGGATTGATGAAGTGAACTGTCGAAACAGCATCATCTTCAAACAGTACCTGAAGCTGACCCCATGTTCCTGCAAGGACTTTCTGCAGCGTATCTTCTTCTACAGGATCTGAATCGGTAAGTCCACCAAGGAACGTAAAGAAATCCGTTCTGATACCCTTCTGCACATCCTGCAGAAGTTTCTGATCGGTCATGGTGACTGCTTCCTCATATCCTGACTTCTTGATGGATTCCGCAGATGATGCTTTTCTCCACTTCTTCAGTGTGATTTCTCCAATAGGCTTCTTTTTTCTTTCATACTGTGACAGCGGTATGATCTCACCTTCAGGAACTTTACCATCATTCACAAGTGCACCTTCTGTCTTGTAGACATACATGGTTGTTCCTTCGATCATCGGGATCTGTCTGGTTACTCCGAGTGCTTCCTGAAGTTTTGGCAGGATGTTACCGCTGAACTGCTCAACGAAATCTACTTCTCTAACTTTCTTCATCTGATTAACAGTAATCAGATTGGTTTCTGCTGATGTTGTAATATTAGGCATTATCTCTTCTCCTTCTTCTTAAAACCCAAACATCTCATGATTCTCTGCAATCGCTTCCTGTCTTTCCTTTGTGTCCTTGATTGCCATAATCTCATCTTTGGACTTGTAAGACTTTCCGCTTCCTGCAGGCGGCGTTGCTGTGTTCACTCCTTTGGTTTCGGTCTTGACGATGAAATCAGACCATTCTTCTCCAATAGACTTTTTCAGCTCGTCCGCTCCCTTTACGTTACCCTCATCGTCAAACTCGATAGCATCAACATCCGATACCTTCAGCACTGATCCGATTCTCTTGTCAGATATACCCACTTCCTTAAGCAGATCTCTGTACGCATCAGACTTCTTGCTGTGTGTCGCTTTATCATCCTGCTCTTTCTTGTAGGCTTCAAAATCTTCTTTCAGTGCCTCGTATTTGACTTTGTAGGTGTCGTCGCCACTCTTTTCTGCTGTGGCTTTCAATTCATCCAATTCCTTCTGGACTACTGGTAGTTTCTCTGCATCGGCTTTCAGCTCGTCTCTCTGCTCTTTCAACGCATCTACTGTTTCAGTATGTGCCTTGATGATCTCGTCAACCTTATCTTCTTCAATGCCTAATGCGGATAAAAACTTTCTTGTAAGTGCGATAAGTCATCCCTCCTTCATTCTGTATACTTCCAACAATAGCCGCCTGCCGTTTCAGACCAACCGGTCAGAGCGTTGTTAATACTTGTTCTTTTGATTCCGGTTTGCCTTGACGCTTCTGCTATGCTTCTGTATTCAGCAATCTTTTCTCCGTGTTCGTACTGTTCAACTCTTTTTGATTTGCTATAATCAATGTTGTACTGCCTTGAACACCATTCAAGATTGTCAGCACGATTGTTCAATGTGTTTTCATCTTTATGGTTTATCTCCGGCAAATTATTTGGATTTTCTATAAATGCGCTTGCTACTAACCTATGTACTGAAAATTTCTTTTCTTCCCCATCTTTAGTCAGCGTCACGAATTTATAAAACAATCCGCTTCTGCCACGAAGTCCACCCTTTAACATCACCGGCGGTTCGTGCCGTAGGCTGATAACTTCGCCCTCATCGCTAACAAGATACAATCCCTCGTATCCGTCAACCTCTTTCCAAAGTGCCATATGTATGTCTCCTTTGCTTCGTAAGCGTTTCTTTGCTATTCGACTACTTCCGCTGACATTATACCAAATATTTCAATCCATGCAACTACTTTAATGCTGACTCTATTATCTTCTTGTACTCTGCCAAATGATTCATTCCTGCAGGTTTCATAAACGGTGTTCCTTTTTGTCTTGATGTCCCCATCTCTTGATATACAGCATACTCCACATTGGTCTGTACCGCTTCAGTTTCATCGTCAACTCTTTCGTGCTCTATACTGTTCATCAGTCTACCTGTGTCTACTGGGGCGTAGTCCTTTGCGTGGTCTTCGTAAGCCTGCCCCCACATCTCAAGAGCCTGCCTGCAAGCAATGTCACTCATTACCTTTGCTTTGTCTAAATTGTTCACAACTATCTTAACTTCCATTCAATTCTTCCCTCTCTTTCTTCGATATTGGATATGGTTTAGATACTGGCTTTTCTGCAACCCATTCCATTCTTCCCATTCCGCTCGGCGAGTCTGCTATTGCGTCTAAGTCTATCCCGTCAGGCACTCCCAACAATGTGCATCTGCAATTATACACTTCCGCAGGGTCTCCTGCAGGGTCAGCAGGGTAGAGCAATCCGTTTGAGAACTCCTCGCTTATCGGAACTCTTTCACCGTCTATGATTCTATGGCTTGTCCGTGTTCGGTTATCCTTTGATGCGTACCACTGCTTTTCCATCGGTATTCCCATTTCTTCTGCATCATAGAACGAATCTATCCTTGCCATGTTTTCTGTCGACGTGACTGCCGTGCGTGTGTTCCTGTACGATGCTATAATGTCTGCCTTTGTTACCCTGTTCACATTCCTCGCTATTTTGTCAACGCTGTGACCTTTCTTCATTCCCTGTCTAACCACCGCTTCAATTTTCCGCTTATGCCACCTGCGATTGATTGATTCTTTCGGTATTCTCGGCAGTATCGTTTTCCCTGTGGTAACTCTCGGCAGTTTGACGAATCTCTTCCGCACCGTTCTGATTGCACGTTCTATTGTCTGATTTGTGCTGTTCCTGTTGAAAATATAAACGGCACCGAGAATACTACCCGTTGCCATTAACGCTTTCTTTTGATTTTCGTGCATGTCCTTTGCAACTTCGTCTCTGACTTTTGCCCACTCCCGTCCTGTTGTGAGTTTGTTTATCATCTGTTGCTCGAACTCTCGCTCTGTTATTATGCCCTTGTCAACCTGCTCCGTAAGGTCTTCGATGAATCTTTTGTGCCGACTCAAATAACGCCGTATCTTATCGACCGCTTTCTTGTTGTCATTGGCCAGACTTCTCGCTATCTGTTTTGCGAGTTGGTCTAGCATTTCATCTGCGTACTTGTGTCCTGCGTCCATCTTTTATTCCTCTTCGGATATATCTTCATTTGTGTTGTCTTCTTTGCTATCGCCCGTGTTGTCGTCGTTCATTCTGTCGTACTCTGTGTCTCCGATTCTTTCCAGTATTTCATCAATCATATCTGAATCACCGAGTAACGTTACAATCTTCCTCGTTACATACTCGTCGTCAAGATACTGTGACGCCTCTAACACTGTGCTTACTTCTTCCTGAACATTTATCAGATACGACCTTGTAAATGTCGGCTTATCATCTATACCTGCAACATCAAGTATGCCCTTGATGAACTCACCAACAACATACTCAAACTGATCCGCCTTATTGTTCATTGGCTCGTATGCCGCCCTGATCTGTGTTGCTGTGTTTGCTCCGCCCTTTATCTCATCAATATTCAAGGCCATGTAGTCCGCATACATATCCTTTGCCAATCTATCCAACAATGCTTCTCTGCCCTCATGCGGTGCTTCAAGTGAATTGGCTGTTGCTGTTGCTCCTGTGTCCTCAACATTCGCCGCATGGACTGTTTTCATTCTGTTGACGAACTCCGCCAAATCAACCTCGTCCATTCCACCGGCATTGTTGATAGTCCAATATATGAACGATGCTTCATCTATTGTGTTGCAGAATCCTGACTTGATTAAGTCATACGCATCTATCTGCTCCCTGATACCCACAAGTTCTGACTGCTTATGAGGATTCGCCCAAAGCGGAACAATCGGGAATGACGGATAATTCTGACCATCATATATTTCTGTCCCATCTACTTCTGTACTCACAAGTGTCAACACATACTTCCGCTTCTCTTCCAGAACACTTGCAACGCCATCTTCCCACTTATAGTCAGTGAATCCATCTTCCTCATACAGTGTTGCCCTTAATGGCTTCTGTGCATCGACCTGCCAAAACCTTACACCTGCCCTTAACGCTCCATTCTCTTCATCATAAAGCGGAGCAAACTCAAGAGCATCAAACACTTCCATGTGATCATAGTTGAAGAATCCAAACGCAACTCCAGCACACAATGACGCTTTTGCTATGTTCTGCAACTGCTTATCAAAATCTTCTCCGAGTGCATCCCCTGTTGCTTCATTGCCCCATGTCACTCCATTACCAAGTAAGAACTGCACCTGCTGTGTCGTGAATCTGTTGAAGAATCCGGATGTGATCTTGTAATTCGCCGACACATTGTCGGGTATTGCCCTGCCTGTCACATCATACAACAGCTTCTGATACTGCACTATTGTTCTGTTTTGCTTCCTGTCATACTCATCTGCAATTTGTGCTGTTCTGTAAAGCTCCGATCCTCTGTGTTCACTGATAACATCATGCACAAACTGCATTCTGTTCTGTTCATTCTCACCAACCAATGCCAAGTCCTGATAAGTGCGCATTTCTTCTCTCCTTTGCGATTCTCTTTGTCTGGACGAAATACCTCGTACAGTCCTGACAATTATGGACAATCAGCCCATCGCTTACCGCAAAGTTATGATTGTCCTCAACTTCCATGTTGTAAACCGGCTCCGGCGTTATTTTTCTCACGCCTTTTATCCCAACGAAT